AAATCTCTTAAAAAGGCTCAGAAGAATATCCTATACTTTGCTGAAAACTTTTTTTATATTGTTAACCTAGATGCAGGTAGAGAAAAAATTAAGTTGTATCCAGCCCAGAAGAAAGCATTAAGGTCTATGAGAGACAATAGATTTTATATTCTTTTAGCTTCTCGTCAGATTGGTAAGTCAACACTTATGACAATCTATCTATTATGGCAAGCATGCTTTCAAAAAGATCAGCGCATACTTCTCGTCGCGAACAAAGAAGCAACAGCTATAGAAATTTTTTCTCGAGTTAGAATGGCCTATGAAGAGTTACCTAACTGGCTAAAACCTCCGGTAAAGGAATATGCAAAGACATCAATGACGTTAGAAAATGGCTCACGTATTGGTATAACTACTACAACTGGTACAGCAGCTCGTGGACAATCTGTTAACTGCTTAGTAGTTGATGAGATGGCGTTTATTGAACCTCATTTAGTAGATGAGTTTTGGAAATCAGTCTTTCCTATTATATCGTCTTCCAAAAAATCAAAAGCGTTTGTATGCTCAACAGCCAATGGTACGCAGAATTTATTCTATAGACTTTATAATGGAGCTGAAACTAAGGAAAACGGCTGGGCATATGGAAAAATAATGTGGGATGAGGTACCAGGACGAGATGAGAAATGGGCAGCTACTACTAAACAGACAATTGGATCTGATGAAGCCTGGCGTCAAGAATTTTGTTGCGAGTGGATTAATTCTGGTGAGGCTTCAATTGATGATGCTTTATATGAAATGATGGAGCGTCAAATATGTGACCCTAAAGTTGTACTTGATGATGGTTGTTATAAAGTTTGGGAAGAAGCACAAGAGGGTAGAATATATGCCGCCGGTGTTGATACAGCTGAAGGTGTAGGAAAAGATAGCTCTATCATACAGATGCTAGATATTACTGATCCAGCAGAAGTAAGGCAGGTAGCAGTCTATCGTAATAATAAAATATCTCCAATGGAGTTCAGTAATAAAGTTTATAAAATTCTTCGTAACTATGGCTCACCATTAGCATTAGTTGAGCGTAACAATTGCGGTGCTCAAGTCGTTGATAGACTTGCATATGATATGTCTTATCCGAAATTGGTTTCTTATGGTAATAAAGCCGCTCACAGAAAGAAACGTATGCAAGGTATGATTGCTCATACCAATACTAAACACCGCGGCATTATTAACATGCGATATTGGATGAATGATCTTAAGTCAATTGTTATGAGGGACGCAGAAACTTTAGACGAGCTTCGAAATTTTGTACGTTATCCTAACGGTACTTGGAAAGCCAGACATGGGTGTCATGATGACTTAGTTATGGCTTTAATGTATGGATATTATGTTTTAGATAACGAGATATGTGAACAATACTTTGAGATTATTGAAAAGGATGATACTGGGCGACCTAAGACAATTGAGCCGTTAGACTTTGGAGTATCATTATTTGAAGACCCAACTTCAATCTATACTGATAATGAAGTTACTGGAGGTAGCCCTGATCTTAATCCTGTTTATTGGGGCATGACAAATAGTGATGATAAAGATATGGGGGATGATTATTATGATCTATTAGATCAAGGGTTTACGCAACTTTAGATTAAATAACAGTATGGCTGTAAACCAAAATAATCAATCCTTTCTTAATAAGAGTAGAACTGATAAGTTTACTCTGGTTTTCTCGTTACCTCCAGCTCTGCGTAAGATTGATTCGAAAACTGATAGACATACTTTTAATGTAAATGAAGATGCGTTTCAATTTTCTGTTTATGGTGCTGTAGTGCCATCTATAGATGTACCAGCTCTACAAATACCTTATGCTGGTTCGAATCTATACAACTCAACGCATGCTAAAGAGCCATTTCCACCAGTTACCGTGGAATTTACTATTGACAATGGGTTTAACAACTATTGGGTACTTTATAAATGGCTTGATTTAATGCATGATGAAAAGGAAGGGCTATATGATGCTGATGGATTAGTAACAGATGAAAATTTTAAAAGCTATCAGACTGATATGACATTATATGGTTTAGATGAATTTAATAACAAACGTATACAATTTGTTTATACTAAAGCGTTCCCTGTAAAAATTGGTGAAATTCAATATAACTACAGAAATTCTGAAGAAATTACTTCCTCAATGACATTTGTATATTCACAGATTCACTCTAAACTTATTAACTACTAAGTTAAAATAGTTGCAGATTTTTGTCCAAAAAAGCATAAATAATGATATGGCTAATAAGACAATACAATCTCCTGGTGTCGAGATTCGTGAGAGTGATTTATCACTTCGCACAGCTCAAACAGGCACCACTACGTATATTGCTGGATTCGCATCTGAAGGACCTACCGATGAAGTTATTGGGCTTGGAAATATTTCTGAGTTCGAACAAATCTACGGTGCTCCAAAGACTCCAGCTGAAAGATATTTTTATCACTCAGCACGTGCTGCTTTAAATTCTTCCGGCTCTTTGCTAGTCAACCGTCTTCCGTATGGAGTTGGTTCTGGTCAAGGTTTTGGCTCAAAGGTAAGTGTTCTTGCATACCCGTCTATGGTGATTGCTGAGGGTGCTAATGTAAAAAGCAATACTTTTGAACTTGCCGGTAATGGAACTTATTTATTAGGTCGTCCCACACAGCTTGAAATCACACAAGAAGAATATATTAAACTCAAGAATGGTCAATTGTTTGAGTTTGGTAGTTCTCCGTTATCTACATTTAATGGTGTTACTGAACTTAGTGGTGCAGCAGTAATTGTTGTTAATAAAGCTCAATCAGTTATTGACAATCAATTTAATGGATATTATGTTGGTTTAACTGACAATACCCTCTTAAACCCAGCGACGAATTTTGAGGCTATACAGAGTGTATTTTCAGTTACCACAGGCGCACCCGTTACCGGTACATCATCTTTTACAGAAGTACCAGCATCACGGTTTGAGTTCTCTCTTACTGCTACGCCAGAATTTGGCGATAATCCTGCTAACGGATCAGTTTCACAGGTAATGGAAGATCGTATTGAAGGTTATGATACCGGTGGACGTGAATTTGACGATGCATTAAATGTAGGTGTATTTAAATTACGTCAGTCGGTATTTTCGAAAGAATCAAATAAACTTGATTACCTTCTTGAAGAAGGTTATAATGCCTCTATTGGTAAATACCGTCAGCGTAATTCAGAAAATGGTGGCGCACCGGTTAACTTCAGTTTAGATTCTGTTGAAGAAAAATCGCGCAACATTGATGTTATTGTAAATCCGTTCGTATCAGATGCTACATCTGGAGTACAGCTTAAAGATGATGGTACACCTAAGTTCAAGGTTCGGGTCATGTCGCCAACCCTATCTGCAGCTGTAACATCGGGAACAATCCCAACAAGTGCATCTGGTCTAACAAAGGGATTCGTACAAAGTTTATCAACAACCCCATACGCTGCGTTTAACCCAGCTGACAGTCTCGTTCCATTAGGTTCTTATGGTGATGTTGATCTTACAACCAAAGTAATCGGCAATATTCCAGGTAAGCTTGATCGTGCGCTAGATCGTATTCGTAACGATCGTAAGTTTGACATCAGTATGATTGCTGAAGCTGGTCTCGGTACTATTAATGCATATATGGATACTGCAGGTGCTGGTGCTGCAGCAAACGGGTTTAATGATACTAAAACGACAGCTAAAATTGAAGCATTGAGAACATCATCTGACCTTGATTCAAACGGTGGTGAAGCTCGTACTGCTTATATGAATGTCTTTAGTAAGTTTGCTACATTTGCAGGACCTGCCAAAGCGGGCGGTCGTGGTGATATTTTATTCATTGCTGATCCAATTCGTCAGTTAGTTGTAACTGGTACAAATAGCAAAGTTCAGAAGGATCCTACTAAGAACTTCTATAAAGACATCTATTGGGCAATTAGACATCAGTTTGAATTAGCTAATACATCATATGCTACAGTATATGCTAACTGGATGAGTGTTCCTGATAACTATACCGGTCTAAATGTATGGGTTCCATCGTCTGGATTTGCTGCTGCTAAGATGGCTGCTACAGATGCTGCTGTTGGTCCATGGGGTGCACCTGCTGGATTCAATCGAGGTATTGTTACTGATGCTTCTGATATCGCTGTTACACCTAACCAGCGTCAACGTGATGATCTTTATACAGCTAATCTCAATCCAATTGCTAACTTTGCCGATCAAGGTAATGTATTCTTTGGACAGAAGACCTTACTAAGAAAGCCTAGTGCATTTGATCGTATTAATGTACGACGTACATTCTTGTATCTTGAGAAAATTACTAAGAAGACAATGCAGTTTTTCCTCTTTGAGAACAATACCTTGTTTACAAGAACTCGAGTTGTTAATACATTAACGCCGTTCTTTGAGCGGGTTAAAGCGGATGACGGTCTATATGACTTTATGATTGTTTGCGACGAGCGTAATAATACAGCTGAAGTTATTGATCAAAATGAGCTGGTGGTTGACATCTACCTAAAGCCAGTACGTACTGCAGAGTTTATCTTGGTAAACTTCTATGCTACGCGTACAGATGCTAGCTTTGAAGAGCTTATCGGCGCTTAAATTAATAAACTTAAATAAATTTACAGGAGGAGGTCGAAAGACCTCCTCTTTTTTTATAATCTAACTGTTGGAAGCATAAATATTAGTATGCCCGTCAATCAAAATATTCAAAACTTTTATCGTACCGCTGCTGATAAAGATTTTTCACGAGATTTTCTTTTTCGTGTAACACAAATGCAGCTTCAAGGGGTACCAGCTTTAGAAGAAGGTGATCTTATTTATGTTAAGACAGCCGCTCTTCCTGGTCGTAACATTGGTAACGTTGCAGTACCGTATATGGGACTTAATCTAAATGTACCAGGCGCTGTTTCATACCCTGGATCAGATGCATATAGTCTTTCCTTTTATCTTGATGCAGAAAGTAATCTGCGTAATTATTTTGAACAAGCATCACGCTCATTGTTTGATGATCAAACTTCTACTGGTGAATATGGTACACCAGATGATGATTTCTTCATTCAACTTGCTCAGTTGGATAAAGAACTAGAACCAGTTGCTCAATATAAGCTTGTCGGTGCATCTCTACGTAGTATAGATAATATTGGTTATGACATTGCCAATGGTACAGGCGCTACTGTTGCTATTGACGCAACTATGTCTTACCACTTTTATACTAAAGAGCAATAAGGTAAATGCCTGGTAATATTCAAAAGCGGTTACGTCTTCATCAAGATTGGACTAATGATATCCCTCTCAAGAATGTTTGGGTTATTAATTTTTCAGCACGTACCGGTAGCGGTGCAATGTTAAGTGTAGGTCAAGCTGTTGAATATTATGTTAATTTATATAGACCAAAAACATTTAAAGTTGACAAAGGTCTAATAGATAGAGTGTCGGATTTTGAATCTGGGTTTTTGCTAGCGCAAGCGGTAAATATGCCAACAGAAAGTTTTGATGTTCAAAATAAGCAAATGCAGCAGTCGGGTGGGTTTGTACCATTTCAAATAGGTGGAAATAGTATATCGCAAAACTCTGTCGATATTACGTTCTTAGAAACAAATCGTGATATATTTTCTTTTTTTATTCAACCATGGATTGTAGCAGCTAGTTATAAAGGATTAATTGAAGATGGGGAGAATGATATAAAATGTAATATTGATATAGCGCAATTTTCAAGAACAGCGCAGCGATATGCAGACAAAGTTGGAGAATCAAATAAAAGGTCACGGGGTAATGAAATATTAGAATATGGGTTACGTAAGATGCATACCTTCTATGATTGTGTACCAACAACTTTAGAAGGAGATCAAATAAGCTACGGGGAAATGACCGAACGAGATATAACTCGTGTTACATCCTTTAACTTTGAATATTATCAACTAAATACTCCTAGAGGAATACTAGGAGGTTTTAATGATTTTTAATGTTGAAGTAGAATTACCATCAGGTAAAAAATGTAGAGTTCGTGAACTTACAAATAGAGAGTATCTAACGTTAATTAAGTTTGCACAAAATAAAGACTTTATCGGATTAACCGCTTTTTTCGAGGATATTTATATTGAGCCTCACCTCCATATATTTGATAGATTATATCTGCTAATATATGTGAGAATGATTTATATTGATAGTAGCATTACTTTAAATTTAGATAGTAAAGATATCGATATTTCTCTAGATACATTACTTGCTAAACTCGAAGCTAACTATGTAGATCTTGAGAAAAAATTTAAAGAAAATAATATAGAAATTACATTAGATATTCCATGTCTTACATATTATGATCAAATAGAGGATTTATATATATCTACAATTAAATGCATTAAACTACAAGATAATGTTGTAGAGTTTAATACATTAAGTAAAATTGATCAACAAGAAATAATTAATCATCTACCTGCGTCTATTTTTAATATTATAAAAAACTATATAATTGATATTCAAGATAATCTCTTACAAGTTAATCTGATTGAAGAAAACCAAACTCTCGGAGTACAAAGCTTAGATGTTAATATTTTAAATAACGGTGTAATGCAATTCATTAATAGTTTATATAGTACTGATCTTAAAGGATTTTATACATTAATTTATATCTTTCAAAATACAATCTTGCCAGGTTCTAATTATTTTTTTGAAATGTCGCCTATTGAAACACAAATTATTGTTAATGCACATAAGAAGAGAGTTAGCGAAGAGAACAAAAAGTTGCAAAATCAAAATCAGGGATAAATATCTATATGAATTCTGACGTTAAGAGCTTGTTAACCGATCTTCAAAAAATAAATGAAGATAATACAATATCTATTAGAGTACCCTCTATCAATAAAAAAGCATCATTTAAGCTTATTAACGTCAGTCAACAAAAAAAGCTACTTACATCAGCACTAGAAGGGTTTGACGGTGTAATTAAACGCACTAATATTTTAAACTCCATCTTATTTGATAACTGTGTGAATGATGTTGAGTTTCTTATAGTTGATAGAAGTGCTGTGTTGCTTGCACTCCGTAAAGAAATTATAGGTGCAGATATTACTATTAAGGATACTACATATAGTTTAGATAATCTGGAACCATTTGATATGTCTAGTATAGAGTTAGCTAGTAGTGTTGAATATGATAATATTAAAATTAATTTAAAAGTACCTACATTAAAGATAGATACAGAGGTTAATTCAAAAATTGAAAAAGAGTTTTTAAAATTAGAGAGTCAAGAAGATAAAATTAAACATAGTTTAGATTTAGTAATATCATACGAAACATCTAAGTATATTGAGAGCGTCTATGTTGGTGAACATACTATTAGTTTTGATGATATTAGTCCGTATGAGCGAAGAATAGTTGTAGATAATTTACCACTTGCTTTGAATAACAAAATATTAGAATATATTGAACCTATTAAAAAAGCTATAGATAACACTCTACAAGTGGCTGATGAAGTTATTGTAGAAATTGATGCTAGCTTCTTGACGCCAGATTAAATAATTAAGTGGCAGACGATGACCAAAAATCTAATCCCTTTGCCTCTCTTATTGGAGCACTCCAAAATAAGAAAGGAGAAAAGGGAACGGTGCGTAGTGATAAGGACGGTAAGGTATCCCCATCGCTAACCTCCAACGAGACAGCTCGGTATACTAATATTTTCGGAATTATGAAGAAAGTATTATCTCCTAATGAAGAGGCAGAGAGACTTTCTAAAAAGAGCTCAACTACAGCTAAAGTTGGTAAAACAGCGACAGCCGCAATTGGTGCAACATCGAATAATTCAAATACTTCTTCGTTAAGTTCTCTTATGGGACCATTAACTCTCGCATATCTATACAATGAGTTTAACAAAGCTCTTCCACCGGATGTTAGGACTAAAATATCAGGATCGTTAAGAGGACTACTAGCGTTTCCAGCAATTGGTAGAGCTGTTAGTGGTTTAATGAAAGTATTTTCTTTGGTAGGTAGAGGTATTAGTGCTATTGGTAGGCTTACCGGCTTGAGCAAGCTAGCAAAACCTGGTGGCGCTCTTGCTAAAACAGTAGGATCTATAGGAAAAATAGCTGGAGGGTTTATGAAAATAGTAGCAGGTGGAGGTAAGTTAGTAGCTAAGCTAAAAATTCTACCAGTTATTGGTTCCTTTTTTAACTTCGCGATGGCCATTACAGAGTTTAGAGCTGGTCGTATTGGTCGAGGGCTTCTCGAACTTGCCACTGGGGTAATTGGGTTGATCCCAGGTATTGGGCAAGTTGTAGGCCCTATACTCAATGGTGCTATGTTAGCATATGATTTGTTTAGTTCTAATGAGTCCGGGAAAGATCTTAGGGAAATGCTTGGTGATCCTGGTACGAGAATTAAAGAATTTTTCGAACCTATAGTTGATGCTGTTGGTGGAATATTTACATCCATAGGAGAGTGGATTACAGACACATTTGCAACGCTTGAAAAGTTTCTTAAAGATAAAATTAATGAGAAATTTAAAGAGAGGGCAAATGCTATAAACACAGTAGTAGGAAAAGAAGTTATTAATCCGGATACTGATGCTGGTGGAACGGCTATAGGTGTAGCAAAGACAGTAGGCAAAGTCGCGAAGTTCGGGGTCAGCCCCGGGGCGTTTGTGGCGGAGTGGGCAGCCGGATTAATTGGCGATAAATCTGAGAAGGAGGTTGACGATGGTTTTATTTCAAAGAATGGTAGAGTTATAAGATTTGATGATCAAGATGATATATTAACTGCGAAAAGGGGTGGTCCAATTGAGCGGATGCTTGATGGTAACTCAACTATTATGAGAAATATCGCCGGTATTAACTCACAACAACTTAGTGTTCTAGAATCTATACGTGAAGGAATTGTAG